AACTGGGAAAGAGCAATTAAGATTTTTCCCACTTGGACAGATTGCCTATTTAAGTGATAGTTTAGAATTGCTTCAATGTAATTCTAATTCTGTTTATTTTACAATATCTGGTAAAATGGATGGAAAGGTTACATTAAACCGTCACATTGTTTTTGATATTAAAGTTAACGAATATAACTTAACTTTAGATGCCAATATTGTTCTATCTGAATATGCTGATAGAAAAATGGAATTCATAAAATTATTTAATAAAGTTAACAGTATCAGGATGCTAGATGGTACCGCATTTGATGATACTGGATTTGAATTTACAAATACATACGCTCGAATTAAACTACGAGATAGTGAGTTACCAAAATTCAATATCGCAAATAGTTATAAATACTATTTAGATAAGTTAAATTCGACTCTATATTGTTATTGCGAGTCGTTAAAGGATGAAATCAAAGGAGAAAATTAAAATGAATACTAATTTAATTTTAAAAAGCAGCGGTAAAGAATTTGTTATTATCAATGAGCTAGTTAAAGAAATTAAATATTCTGATGGGGCATACATTAGTAAGTCTAGCCCATTAATATATCAAAATGGAGATAATTCTATTTCCGTCTATACAGATAACGAATACGGAGTATTTCTTGATGATAAAATTAATAATATTTTAAAAATAGTTGATATTTCTGAAACAAAGAATGAGACAGAATTAGACATAAGTGTTGGCATTGTAAGATTGTATAATACTTATGAATTTTCAGTACTTCTTGCAGGTGGTAATAAATATAAAATCAAAGGAAAATATAAGATTAAAGAATCTAAACCTATGAAAGACGTAGGACTTGATTATATTCGCGAGATCTATGAAAAGATTGAAAGTATCAATCTCATAGACCATAATGTATTTAAAAGCGACCAATATTCATTTAGCGATTATAGATTTACTATTTTAGATGATAGCATCGGTGTTACAAATTTAAACAATTTTAAACCTATCATAAAAAGGTTTACTGATGTTATTAACGATTTCTATAAAGGGGGTATGACTAAAGTCAGCCCTAAAGATAGTGATAAATAAAAAAAAATAAATATGCCCATGGAGTTTAACTCCATGGGCCATTTTATTATTATTTTTTTATAAATAGCAACCGTTTTGAGCTGCAATTTCTTTAACACGATTGCGTAGCCAGTTGCCGCCAGTTGTATGAATACCATCAGTAGTACGGATATGGCATTCTGGAACTAAGATATCTAAGTCCCATTTTTCGCATACATCATCATATAGGTCTTGTCTAGCTAAACATCGTTCGCCATGAGTATAAACCTTATTTAAAGGAATACCCCAAGTAACACAGCAAAGATAGATAGCATATGCTAATGCATCTAATTGCAAATAATTTACAGGTTCTGGTCCTTCTACGTAAGTAGAGTGTCCAGTATATCCATCGCCAATAAGTTGACTATCTTTATTAGAGCATACTGCAATACCAAAATTGCCAGTATTTTCCATATAACTATGAGCACCTTTTTCATCAAAATTTAACATTTGATGATATTGGGCACCGCCATCAATACAAAGATGATAATCATTAAATAATACAGTATTATCAACACCAGTCCAATGAGCAGTAATCATTCTATTACTATGACCTTGGGCTTTTACAACTTCAAATAGTTCTTCTTTACTCAAAGACATTAGTTTGCCTCCTTTATGGTTAAATAAAAATTACTTACTTTATTGTAGCATCATAATCTATCCAAATCAAGAGGATTAGATCTAAAGTATTTTTCATTTAATAATTTAACCATATCAGGATCTTGTAAATTTACATCCCAAGACTTATCAGCATAATATTCAGATTGTTTATATAACTCAGATTGATATACAATATCAATAGCTCTATATCTATTCCAAATTAATTCAAATTCATCTTGACTAATTGAAGTAGATAAGATGCTTCTAAGTAACTCTTTATCTGAAATATAAGTATTAGGCAATTGACCTTCAGCTATTAGTTTTACTAACAATTTAACAGTTGATGATACATTTAAAATTGAATGTAAATCTCTACTCGTATATCTAGTTAATGCCATAAATAATCCAAGCATCTTCGGAGATATAATAGATGCAGAGTCAATGGTTCTATCTGATAATTTTAATGATTTTAAATATTCCATCATACCATTCATTTGATCAATGATTGTATAATTTATCATACCATTAACCCATCTATGTTTAAATACAACTGTTTGAGTTTGGGTTAATGCTGGAATGATAAATTGTAATTGGCTAGTAGACAAAATTATATTAGGATCATAGTTTCCTTTAGCATATTGATCTTGTATTTGGGTATAAATTATAGTTGCAGTTTCAAATGGGGCCTGAATATAATACACATCAGGAATGTATTTACATAGCTCTTTTAGAATTGCACAATTCTGAAGCATAAATGTAGTAATCATTTCTGCTAATACCATTTTCTCAGTATTAGTATGATTATATTCTGGATAGAAATGCTCACTTCTAGTCATAGGTCCAGAAGTCTGAATAATAAATATTCTAGCATGTACTCCATAATATTTTTTATAAAAAGCCCTATAATGGCTACATAGATTAACTATAGTTGCTGCAACAGAAGATCTATCCCCAACAGCAATATCATTACGATACATCTTTCTAAATATTTGATACAAATCTATATAAATATTAACTGAAGTTGCATCACTATTAGCAAATGCTAAATTAGTCATTTCTCCTAAAGTTTCATATTTTATATAATTTGCAATAATTATACTTTCAGCATTTAATAAATGCTTAGCTTGATAGCTTCTTCGTTCCATTTAACTATTCCCACAGTTCTTACAATGAATTGCTCTATTTAATTTAGCAAAGCATTCATCACAAATACCACTAAACATAATCTTCGATGGATGTCCTTGAGATTTACCACAGAAAACGCAATGGAATGGAAGTTTTTCAGCTTTAGCTATACGTTCTAAGCAACTATCACATGCCATGATCTTCATATCTCTAACATCGCGCTGTTCAATCTTATGACAGAATTGACATTCGAAATCCCAATGATCTACAAACTTAGGAGATTCATTTTTAAATACACAAGTTTCATAGATACATCTACCATTATCATTTCTATAAACACATGTAGTTCGTTCACATGGCTCAAACTGTTCATAAGGTGGCTGTGTTCTATTTTTTATCTCTTCTTGATTGTCCGGTGTAAATCCCGCCATTTCTTATCAATCCCTTCTTTTCTTTTTGATTCAGCTAATAGCATGAGATTCTTAGCCAATCTACTTGTCTTTTCAATCTCTGGCCAAATAGCCGCTGCAAATTCTTCTACACAGTTATTTACTAATGTAAGATCAAATTTAACATTCATAATATCTTACCTCCTTCTTAAGATTATAATATATAATCCTCTAGGATTTAAACTTATTGAAATCAAAATATGTGACTTTAGACGTATCCATATCTTTAGTTTCCATACGTTTAATTGTATTAGTATATTGACTTCTATTATAAAGCATATTCATATATTTAAGATGAACTTCTACTCTAGGCTTAATAGAATAATACTTTCTAACAGTACCGTCTACTACAAGAGTATCGTCCAACCATATATTAGAGTTAAACATATCAGAATATTTCTTTCCAATATTATCCCAGTCTGGTTTATTAGTCGGTCTAATTAAACCAATTTCTGCTAGGAATATATCAGTTGTATTGAAAGAATTTGGAGTCTTAACGAATGCATTGAATTCTACATCACATGGGGTATATAATAATTCTTGTACTTGATTTAATTCACCAGAATCTAATAATCTACGCATATACATATTGTCTTCTTTACCAGTAATAGAATATACATGGACAAATTGAGAATTGGCTATTGCCATATTAGCTAAATTATATCTATTTACTATTCTAAATCTAGGACGTGGGGATCCTTCAGGTTCTTCAAATAGTACTACTTTTATATCAAGGAAATCTAAAGTATTCATCATTCGATTTCTTTTTTCTAAAATTTCTTGTTGCTTCTTAGGAGTGATATTGTATTTATCATACATCCACTCTAATCTATCTTGAAAGTTTTCTGGAATTTCTCCATACTTTTCTTCGTATTCATAGAATTTCTGTTTTCTATTTTTCATATATTCACCTCGACAAATAAAACGAGTTAAGGTATCTAGTACCTTAACTCAATGTTTTATTTATACTAGTTTTTACCAAATACACGGTTAGTGATAAGGTTAGCAACGTAGTTGTTGACTCTCGTCGAAATATTATATGGTAAGTTAGCCGCAGCTTGTTCTTTAAGAGCAGCATACAATCTAACTGTACGTGAAATGTCAGGTTCATTGATATTTACACCAGCAATATTAGCTAGATAAGTCATCAATCCGACATTACCAAATGCGTTTCCTGGCCCACCTAAGATAGTTTCATTGGAGATTGTTAATTTGCTATATAAATCACGAATATCTAATGATACATCTACTGTTGTAGGAAGACCATCGATAGTCCATCCACCTTCAGATCCTTTTTGAACTGACATGGAAAGAAGCCCCATATCTACATTAAAGAATCCACGATAGAATGCTCTAACTAGGAATGGAGATACATAACCATTTGGAGATACTTGTCTTGGTGCACATAATGCAATTAGATGCATCAAAGGTACACCAATATTTATAAACCAAGATCTCCGATCATAGTCAGGAGATACTAATTTCATATTAACTGAATAGCTAGTAGAATAAGAAGAATCTGCCCATAATTCAGGGAATTCTAATTTACCGCCAGCAAATACAGTTCTAGTACCATTCATGATCATACCCATGAATCCAGACATAGTTCCAGTACCAGCATTCTTTGTCATGGCATCGACATTAGGTGCTGCGCCATTAAGTCCTTTACTCATGAATACATCAACATCAAGTCCACTAATACCAGTAAGGAATTGAACTTCCCTGCCAACATCAGACATGCCGTTTAATTTATCTGCAAGAATACTCTTAGTAGATTCATTACCAAAGCTTTCAGAAATTTGAGTTTCTGAATTTAGATAGAATCCTACACCACCATAATATGAATAGTTATGTGCAAGTGCATTATTAGATCTTTCGAACCAGTTTATAGTTCGAATAGTCTGACCTTGATATTTTTGGTCACTAATACCTAAGAAAATAGATAGAGCAGTACACATACTGTTTACGTATCTATAATATTCTTCAGCTTCGAATTGAAGAGTATAGTAACGCATCTCTTCATTCTTTTTACCTTTGATATCATTAACTCCAAAAGCAGAACCGAATAGATTGCCGAGTATAGACTTTCTCTTTTCATCGCTATATCCAGCCATAAAATCTGGTATACCAGGAGTTAATACTAATAATGGCATTTTAGATAATATCTTTTCATAATATTTTCTACCGTAATTTGTATTGCCATTATTTTTTATTCTATTATCAGCAAGAGACATCCATTGATATGGAAGACCCATAACTGTACTTAATTCATTAATAGAGAATTTTAATCCTCTAGTGGTATTTCTTACAAAGTCACTGTTATTAGCTCCCTTTGTAATGGTAGCATAAAGTTTATTCGCTCTATCAGATGCGGCTTTAATTGCAGATTCATAAGTTTTCTTATCAATCCCAACTGCACCATAGAAAGTATCAGTTAGAGTTTCAACTAAACTTTTAGGTTGGGGAGGTTTCTTAGCTTCAGATTTAGCTTTGGCTACAGTTTTTGCAGCATCAAGTTTTAATGTTTTATTATCATTATTGGTTCCAGCATTTCCACCTAATCCAGATTTTGCTCCGGCAAACGGATCTCTAACCTCACTCCAAGAACCACTTTTTTGTCCATTAACAATACCTAAAGTTGGATTAGTATAGTTTACACTTACATCATCAACAAATATCTTAGGATTATCAAAGGGATTAGCCACTTTAAAATATTTATCCAGGGGTAGTGCAGCTCCCCCTGTTAATTTCCCAAGTCTACTGTATCTTCACTAAAGTTAGGATCGTCACTATGAGAAATAAGTTTTAAGTCTTTAGTCCAAACCCAAGTTTGAATTCCTTTTGGATAACCAAGAAGAGCCAATTGATGAGAAGAATCAAATAAGCAAAGACGATGAATCTTTGGTTCGTATTCTTGTTCAGGTAATGGACGATTATATGCATCTAAAGCACCTTTACGAAGCATAACTAAGTCATTATGTTTAGCAGTCTTAGGATCTAGAGATGGATAATCTTCGAATTCCATACATTCTTCAAAGTATTTATAAGTACCACGCATAGATTGGAATCTAACGTAGCCTTTTTCAAATTTAATCCAGATATGATCTACTGGAGTTGGATCGCTACCATCTGCATGGAAAAGCAAACCTGGCATTACATATTCAGCATGTACCACTTGTCCTTTACGAACAACAGATATTGCTTGAGCATAATCATCAGGAGCTTTACGTACATAGATAGGACCTTTAATACATTTATATTTTTTATCATAAACCATTAAGCCCATAATATTGCCTCCATTAAATAATTTATATTAGTATTATTTGGATGTTGTGGGACCCTAAATATTTGGGTCCCATTTAACTCCCATAATATCTTTTACATGTCTATCTAATTCAATTAATACTTTATTGATACCTCCTACAATCAATACAGATGATACCATACGAGCATTAACCGATCCGACAGGTAAGAAACTATGAATCTTTTCTTCTGGGCGATATTCAGATGTAGGTTCTTCTCCTTTAGGGAAGATTTCTTTTACTACACCTTTCAATGCTGAGAAGTATACAAGCTTATCACCAACAGACATAGAATCTTTATATTTAATATAGAATTCTACCAATACTTTACCTTCTGCATGTTTTAATTTACCAATAGCTGGTAATACACCAGAAGTTCCGTATTGACTTCCATCTATACCTATTTTAGCCAACTTAGATTTCATCTTTTCAACTGGTGTGTCGAATTTAGATACAAACTTAGCTAAAGATTTAGACATTTCTGATTTATCTACAGTGGAATATACTTTAATATCTTGAAGTACACCTGTTACCTTAGATTTAATCAAGATTTTACCTAAATCATTTACCAAGTCTTTAGAATCAGAATTCTTTTCAACCATCTTAGCGATGATATCTGTAGCATCTTGATCTTCAAATGAAGATCTATATGACATGACAGTTTGGCCTTCTTGTAACTTAGTTCCAATATCCAAACATTCGATGTCGATATCTTTTGCATCTAATAAAGTATCTACTTGGAGTACAATTTCAGATGCCATCTTTTCAGATAGATCATGAGAAATAATAGCACTATCTTCAAAGCCTTTTTCTGTATGCATAATAGCAATCTTAGTTAAAGTACCAATATTATAAGCTAAATTACCTTCACCTACAGTATCAGAATAACTAGATTTATCATATGCTACAATATCTCCAGCTTTTACTTTATCTCCAACTTTATAGTTTTTACTTGGATCGAGTTTAATAGTGATAAAGAAACCACCATCGGAGTTCTTTTCAACTTTTTCTCTAAGATCTACAAATTCACGTATATTATCATCATTCTTAAGAATAATATAATCATCAGTGACTTCTTCTACTATAGAATTAGATTTAGCTTTATGAGCAAATGTATCAGATGTTAAATATGGTAATGCTTGGTCGGCACCATTAGTAACTAATAGTGGATCTTGTTTAGTTGTACGCATACCATGTTTAGAAGTCTGAATAAATGTCATTGCTGTACGGAATGGGTCATCGTGTGTAGTACCAAATGGAGTTAATGCTTCTGTGATAGATAGAGTGGATGCATCAGACATCTTATCTAATTCATTACCAGATTTGATATAACCCTTAGTACTAGTAATGCCCATATTAATTGTAGCCTGACGGTTAATACCTACAGTACTGGAGAAACCAGTAGACATAGATAGCTTATTAAGCATAGACTTGTCATAAGTACGTTTATCTAAGCTATAGCTTCTATCAGAGTTCATACCAGATAAGCCTTTAAAGGTTACTGTATTTGCAGATTCTAATTCTAATAGCGGAGATAACTTAGATAGATCACTAGTTGTAACATCTGCTAAAGCCATATCAATAACTGCAGATTGTTTCATAGTCATCTTAGCATCTTTACGGTTATTCTTAATTTCTCGTAAATATTCACCATAAGAAGTTGCTAAAGATTTATATAAGAAATGAACAAGACGTTCATTAGTTCTAAATCTATTACCAGTGATATCTACATGGCGATTATATTTATTGGTGGTTAATAAAGAACTTGCATATGCTAATGCTTCCAAATATGTAGTTGGAAGTTTATAAGTTTTACAAACTTCAACTGTAATTGGGTCCATCATTAAATTAGCAAATGAATCTAAACCATCTGCTCTATTACGGCTACCAAATTCTTCAAGCA